GAGCATAAATCCTTTCACCATCTCAGGAGACCCACAGATGCTTGGACGCCAGAGGTTTGGTGCACAGGACTTCCTGTCGCCGTTGTTCACAGGTAACCAAGGTGGCGGCATAGATTTCCCTATTGCTCGCTTCCTGCAAAACAAAAAAGGTGACATAGTATGATGACGTACTTAAACTTAGTAAACAACGTAATGAGACGACTAAGGGAAGATGAAGTTTCTAGCGTACAGTCTACTACGTACAGTAAGATGATTGGAGACTTTGTTAACGACGCCAAGTCTATGGTAGAGGACTCTTGGGATTGGTCAGCACTGAGGACCACCTTGACCGTAGAGACTACTGAAGACGTCTTTAACTACGCTATGACTGGAGCAGGAAACTCCTTTAAGATTCTCCACGCTTACAACGACACCGACAACTGGGACATGGAGTACCGTACGCCCATCTGGTTTGACCAGCGTTACATGATGCAGGAGCCTGTCTCTGGCCCTCCTAGGTACTACACGTTTAACGGTGTAGACAACAACGGGGACACTCAGATCGATCTGTACCCTAAGCCTGATAAGGACGGTACGATTCTACGGCTCAACGTATTAAACAGAGGTCAGATTACAGACGGCGTAGGCGACGTTATTCGACCTAAGATACTAGAGAACGATACTGACGAGGTGCTTATTCCTTACTTGCCTGTTCTCCATCTTTCGGTGGCCTTAGCGTCTCGTGAGCGTGGGGAGACAGGAGGTACGTCTACTCCAGAGTACTTTGGTATTGCTGACAAATCTCTGAGTGACGCTATCGCTCTGGACGCACAGAAGCACCCTGAAGAAACCATTTGGTACACTCCTTAAGGAGACTAGTGTATGGCACAGCCACTACAAAGTATTAACCTAGTTGCTCCCGGATTCAAAGGAGTCAACACAGAGGACTCTCCTATTGCAGAGGATTTCTCCTTTGCTGACGTCGCTGATAACGCTGTGATCGACAAGCGTGGACGTATTGCGTCACGTAAGGGTGTAGACCTATTTACTGTTGACAGGACGCTTCTGGGGGATAGTTACGCCACTAAGATTCACCATTTTTACGATGATGTAGGCAACGAAGAAATCTTTGTCACAGGTAACAACAAGATATTAAAGACTACTTCAACTGTAGATCCTGACGATACCTTAGTTGACATCACTCCATCAGGGTACACTGTTACTGGAGATAACTGGAAGATAGTGAACTTCAACGATAAAGCTTACTTTTTCCAGAGAGGCCTAGAGCCCCTCGTGTACGACGCTGCCACAGGCCTCAGGACGTTTGGTAGTGCCACAGGCTCACCCACGAATCCTGCCTTGTTCTGTAACGAGGCTATAGCGGCTTATGGTAGATTGTTTGTAGTAGACAGCGGTACTAACACACAGACTATCTATTGGTCAGACCTCTTGATAGGCACAGACTTCTCAGGAGGCTCTAGCGGTTCTATTGATGTAGCTAAGGCATGGCCTGACGGGTACGATGAGGTTAGAGCGTTAGTAGCACACAACGACAAGCTAATTATCTTAGGTAAGCACAGCATACTAGTCTACGGTAACGCCTTTAGTCCTGCTCTGATGCTCTTAGAGGACACTATAGCTGGTGTGGGATGTATCTGTAGGAACTCTGTGCAGGGCATAGGTACTGACGTTCTGTTTATGTCACAGGATGGCCTAAGGAGCTTTGGTCGTACGATACAGGAGAAGTCGCTACCTATATCTGACTTGAGCCTGAACGTGAAGACTGAGTTGATTTCTATAATAGACAATCGTAGCTGTCAGACGGCATCTGTGTATAGCCCAGAGAACTCTTTCTACTTGATTACGTTCCCAGATCAAGAGTTAACTTACTGCTTTGATTTGAAGGGTAGACTAGAGAACAACGCCTACAGGGTAACTAGATGGACAGGGGCACCCTTTAGGTCGTACGAACGTAAGAACAACGACGGCACTCTTCTTGTAGGAACAGCAGATGGTCTGGGTAAGTACTCTGGGTACTCTGACCAGTTTAACGATTCAGGGACTATAACTCCTAATAGCTACATCTTTAGATACTACAGTCCCGGACTGACTTTTGGTGATCCAGCGAAGCTGAAGTTCCTGAAGAAACTACGACCCACTCTAGTAGGCGCTAACAGTGCTACAGTGTTTGTTAAGTGGGCTTACGACTTTGGAACGACGTTTACCACAACAGAGTTTATAGTAGGGAACCAGACACCTTTCGACTACAACACCCCTACTTCAGAGTACACTGTTGCTGAATACACTGGAGGTAGTACTGTTAGTAGGCCACCTGTAAACACTACAGGAAGTGGTTCAGTAATTACTATCGGTCTTGAGTCAGAAATAAATGGTTTTGCTTTATCTCTCCAAGAAATTAACGTCTTAGCACTTATGGGTAAAACATTATGAGCAACTACACAAAGACAACTAACTTTGCCGCTAAGGATAGTTTGCCTTCTGGAGACCCCGGCAAAATTATCCGAGGAACAGAATTTAACGTAGAGTTTGACAACATTGCCGCTGCAGTTGCAAGCAAGGCAAACTCTAGTAATCCTACGTTCACAGGTCAGGTAACAGTGGGCGACTTAACTGTAACGGGGGATGTCATTATGATTCTAGATGACTCCGATACGGTTACTATTAACGGAGGTACTTACTAATGGGTTTGCTAAGCGATCTACTTGGGTCTGCTACATCAGGTCTAATTCCTGACGAAATTACATCTCTATACGAGACCCCCTTGACTCAGCTAACTGCTCCTAATGTTAACTTTAAGCCGTTTACGGTTTCAGGTCCTTCAGGAATCACAAGCACAGCCGAAGATGGGAGTACCACGTACTCTCTAAACGCCTTGCAGCAGGCGATGTCTGACAGACTGTTCGGAGGTGCTACTGGTTTCTATAATCAGGCAATGCAGGACACAGGGCAAAGAGAGACTGATATCTACAACAGGATCAGGGCTACTCAGCAACCTGAGGAAGAACGACAGCGTATGGCTCTAGAGGAACGTCTGTTGTCACAAGGAAGATCAGGTATCATGACTAACCAGTTCGGAGGATCTCCGGAACAATTCGCGATGGCTAAGGCACAGGCAGAGGCCCAGAACAACGCGATGTTGACTGCTATGCAACAGGGACAAGCTGAGCAGATGCAACAGGCGCAACTAGGCGGTCAGTTCCTACAGCAGAGTTACGCGCCTCAGGCGTCTCTCTTGTCGTCCTTTGCGCCTGCTCTGGATGTTGCTAGTATGGCTGACGCAGCCCGTAGACAGCAAGGTGAGTACACTCTTGAGGCAGCTATTGCTAACCTTCAGGGTGAGCTTGGGCAACAGACAGGACTCGCACAACTCTACGGTGGCGTGTACGGAGGATTACTGGGTGGTCTTGGTGGTATTTTGACCGCTGGAGCTAATGACACACCTTGGTGGTTAAGTGGGTTCATACAGGAGTAACGGATAATGCCAAATGCAACAATAGCTAATATGCTCGCTCAGTCTGGTGCTAACATCGGTCAAGCGATTGGATCTCCTGTCGCCCAAATCGGTAGGGACATAGGTGGTATGCTTACTGCCCGATCCGAGAGGAAGGCACAGGATGCCCAAGATCAACAAGTACAGAAGGAGCTACAGGAGTACGCCAGTGATCCTGCCCAGCTTAACGCTATGGGTCAGAAGTATCAGTCTATGGGTAAGCCAGATGTCGCCAAGGCTTTCTACGAGGCGGCTAAGCGGGCTACTGCCACACAGACTGGCAACGTCATGTCTACCGCTATAGGAGCTAAAGATCCCGCTGTTCTTATTGAGCAAGCACAAGCGATGGCTAAGATACCGGGGATGCAAGAGCAGGCGCTACAGTTACTAACTATGGCAAACGAGATGAAGCAAAAGCTAGCCAACACTGCTGCACTAACTGAGCGTAAAACCGACGTAGCTCTTCAAGCTGAAGAAATGGGGTTTCCAGAGTTAGCTAAACAAGTACGGTCATCGTCTAGCTTAGAAAGGGTTAACTCAATTGGTGACACGTTAACCGAAAGAAAAATGGAAACTATGCCCGAACTTTCTGTACCTGCGAGACGCAAGATTTTATTAGGTAAAGGTTACACTCCCCAATTCGTTGGGAAGCTTGATTTAAAGAACATGTCTAAACAAGAGTTTAATGCCTACTCAGATCTACAGAAAGGTGACGTTGAGATGTTCTTACAGGACGGTCAGCCTGTTACTTATAGGGTAACTGACTCAGGTATGGTCGCTGTAGACGGAAAACTTGTTGACCCTAGTACACTCAATTTAACTGAAGCTCCTAACCAGCAGGTTATTAAAAACGTAACTTCAGGCATGGCTGGAGAACTTAGTAAACTAGGTGCAGAAAGTTTTGCTGAAGGTTATAC